CCAGTTGTCAAGAGCCGTAAGCAGGCTGTAGCGATTGCCTTGTCAGAGGCTGGAATGTCCAAGAAGAAGGCTAAGAAGTAAAATGGATGCAGGCTTCAACGAGGATTTGAAACGTATCGAAAGCAAAGTAGACAAACTAACCGATGCTGTGACTCGTCTGATCCTCGTTGAAGAGCGTCAGACTGCTCAAGGTGTTAGGATTGATGACCTTGAGGAAAAGACAGAAGAACTTGATAAGAGCATTACAAGAGTAGATCGTAAGGTTGAACGGTGGGTAAACATGGGCATGGGTGCTTGGGCTGTTGTAGCTACACTATTTATGATCTTCCAGTTTGTTGTAAAAGCACAACACTAGTGCAGATACCTATTGACAGGTTTTTCTACTTCTAGTACAATGATTGCTTATAAAGACACCAAGGAAAACTAATGGCAACGACTTATTTACAACTTGTTAATAATGTTCTTATTCGTTTAAGAGAACAAGAAGTGTCTTCTGTTAATGATACTGTTTACAGTTCATTGATTGGTGTTTTAGTGAATGACGCTAAACGTGAAATTGAAGATGCTTATTCTTGGAATGCTTTAAGTCAAACGATTGTTGTTCCTACTGTCTCTGGACAACAAGCATACACTTTGACTGGATCAGGTCAACGATTCAAGGTTGACATGGTTATGAATGAGACTGAAGATGTCCCGATGTATCAGGTGTCTCCTGACTGGTTGGATACACAGTATTATCTCGCTGATGTCCAGAATGCTGCTCCGATCTACTATGCGTTTGACGGTGTGAGCAACGACGACAATGTTGTCCGTGTCTGGCCACAACCTGATGCTGTCTATTCATTGCGTTTCAATCTGAACATTCCTCAGACTGACCTGTCTGCCAACGGTGACTTGGTTAAAGTTCCTCCTCACTTGGTGCAGATGTTAGCATACGCTAACGCTGTTGCTGAACGAGGTGAAGACGGTGGACAGTCATTCAGTGAACTGTATCAAAAGTATCGTCTTGCTTTGTCGGATGCGATTGCTCTTGAGGCTAACCGCTACGACGAGCAAGTAACCTGGACGAGTGTATAATGGTCGCAAAGTTATTAACTACTTCGATTGCTGCGCCAGGATTCATGGGTTTAAACACCCAAGACTCTATCGTTTCCCTTGAGTCTGGCTTTGCCACGGTTGCAGCCAATTGTGTGATTGACAAGTTTGGTCGTATCGGAGCACGAAAAGGATGGACTAGACAGCATACTGGTAATGTGGACTTAGGTTCTTCAAACATTCAAGCTATCGGAGAGTTAATAGCTAATGATGGAACATCGTACATCATTGCAGCAGGTAATAACAGGCTGTATAGGCTCTCAGGGACTACGCTCACTACTCTGACCTATGGTGGCGGTGGTACAGCCCCTACGATCACTGCTAGTAACTGGCAGATGGCCCCTCTGAACGGTATTCTGTACCTGTACCAGTCTGGACATGATCCTCTAATATTTGATCCTGCTGTGTCAAACACGACATTCCGCAGGGTGTCGGAGAAGACTGGTTATGTTGGAACTGTAACACACAACAACTGTGCAATCAGCGCATATGGACGCACCTGGACTGCTAACAATACGTCAAGCAAGACAATCATTCAATTCTCTGATCTGCTCAGTGGCTTTGTGTTATCTACAGGCACTGCCGGAACACTGGATATTTCAGAAATATGGCCTGCTGGTGCAGATGAGATTGTAGGATTAGCTGCTCATAACGGCTTCCTGATCGTGTTTGGTCGTAGGCAGATTCTCATATACGCTAACGCACAAGACCCTGCAAGCCTGTCTTTACAGGATGCGATCACTGGCGTAGGATGTGTTGCCAGAGACTCTATCGTGACCACGGGCAGTGATGTGGTCTTCCTGTCAGACAGCGGCGTGAAGTCATTGATGCGAGTGATTCAGGAGAAGTCTGCTCCGCTGCGTGACCTGAGTGCTAATGTCCGTGATGACCTGTTAGCAGCGATTGCGATTGAGAGTAATGTATCTAACATCAAAGCAGCACACTCAGACAAAGAAGGTTTCTACCTGTTAGTATTACCTTCTGCGGGTATCCTATACTGCTTTGACATCCGTGTGACGCTACAGAATGGTGCCGCACGAGCAACGACTTGGGATGGACTGCTTCCTACAGCATTCTGCTACAAACAGAACAAAGATTTGTTACTTGGTCGTCCTGGTTATGTAGGCAAGTACGACACATACAAGGATGACGACGCTACGTACAATTTACGATACTACACGAACTACTTCGACTTCGGTGTACCTACAGCACTAAAGATTATGAAGAAGGTCGGTATCACGACGATTGGTGGCGGAGGTTATCCGATTTCACTAAAGTTTGGTTACGATTACACCGACATCTATAATAGTCGAATCTTTAACTTGGCTAACGCCGCTGTGGCTGAATACAACATCGCTGAGTACAATATCGGTGAATACGGTGGATCAGCCTTCGATAACAGAGTAATTAATATCGGTGGTGCTGGTAAGGTTATTCAGCTAGGCTTTGAGACAACTGTAAACGGTAAACCTTTCTCACTTCAGAAGATTGATGTCTTCACGAAGGTTGGTAAAACAAGATAAAGAGGTACATAAGTGTCTAACTACACCAAAACAACTAACTTTGCTGTCAAAGACGGTCTTGTTTCTGGCAACCCCTCGAAGATCATCAAGGGAACGGAAATCGATACCGAATACAATAACATTGCTTCTGCAATCCTGTCGAAGCCTGATGCTAACAATGGAACTCATACTGGAACAACTGTGATGGCTAATCTAACATTGTCTGGTACATTCTCTGGTACCATTGATGGAGGTACCTACTAATGGCTACTGATTTCTCTTTGCTTGGTGGTACTCAGTTAGGTAGTATTCCGTCCTCAATGCAGGCTGGTTTCACTGCCGCTGGAGGTGCTCCTGCTGCCGGTCTTAATCTTTCCGGACTACTGACCGGATTGCTAGGAACCGCCGGTAATGTGTACAATCTAAATCAGCTTTCTTCTGCACAGCAGCAAGCTGGTCAGATGGCGCAGCAGCAGGCACAGTTCCGCCCCGTAGGCGTTACCACCCGCTTTGGTCGTAGTGGCTTCCAGTATGGCCCTGATGGTCGTCTGACGGGTGCTGGCTATCAAGTGGCCCCTGATGTGGCTGCTATGCGTGAGGCTCTGCTCGGTATCTCCGGCGGAGCACTGCAACAGGCACAACAGCAGCAAGCCATGCAAGGCCAGATCAACCAAGCTGCTCAAGGCTTGTTTGGCTTAGGACAGCAGTACGTTGCACAGACTCCGCAGCAAGCTGCACAGCAGTATCTTGCACAGCAGCAAGAACTGTTAGCTCCGTTGGATGAGCGTGCCTTGGCACAGTTGCAGACGCAACAGTTTCGTCGCGGCACTGGCGGCCTTGCGATGGGCGCTACTGGCGTCACTCCGATGGGCGCTCCTGGCCTACGCGCCGCTAACCCGGCTATGGAAGCCTTCTACAACGCACAGCAGCAGCGTAATGCTCAGTTGGCTGCACAGGCACAACAAGCCGGTCAGCAACAGGTTCAGTTCGGTCAAGGCTTGCTTGGTGGTGCTCTGAATCTCCAGCAGGGCGGCTACGGTGCTCAACAGGCTGCGCTGGTTCCGTTCAGCACGGGTTTCCAACAGGCTTCTGGTGTTGAACAGGCTGGTATGCAGCCCTTGAACCTCGGTGCTCAGTTAGGTGCCGGTAATGCTGCCGCTGCGGAAGCTCTGTTGAGTAGCTACTCTAACGCTGCGTTGACCGACCTACAGCGTGGAACTGCCGTGGTTGGTGGTGTCCAAAATGCTAATATCGTTGGAGCTTTGGCCGATCCTGTTTCTAAGTTAATCGGTAAACTCTTTGGAGGCTAATAATGGCTGATGGAATGATGAGTAATCCTTTTCTTGGTTTACTGAACCAAGGTCTTAGCCCCGAGCAAGCACAGGCTGAAGTTGATCGTCAGCGTGCTCTCCAGTTCGCCAGT